TAAACATAAGCAATATAAAAAATAATATATCTGTATATGGCAGCACTGATTCCGCAGAAAGAATACCCGGTACTGTTTTTTATTCGTTAATAGACGAAAGTACAACAGATGTAGTTAATCAACACATATCATCTATAACCTCTACACTATCAGACGATGTTATGCTTGGAATAAGTTTCGAAAATAAGATCCCGATAAATGCACAAATAGAATTTAACTTTGATGAACAAACAGTTAAGGACAAATTTAATGAGGTATATAATCGAGGAGGAAATATAAACACCACCGGATTTAATCAAACTATTAAATCAAGTGATATAGGAGGATCATGGACAGCTCCTCCTGTTGTTGTTGCAACACCAAACTCATACTCCTTTTCCCCTGTGTCTTTTGATGCTTCCTATAATGTAGACATTAAAAATAAATTAGATGTAGCAACTACTGGCACAACATTAGAAGTATTAGGAACATTTATAAATGGTGAAGGATTTACAGCCGGAGTGGATACAGACTCTACAGAGACAACAAGAGACATCACTATTCATGATGGATATGGTATTGGTGGTACATTAGGAAATGTCAATCTAGACACAGGATTATTTAAATTTGATATTGTAGATCCTATTGGTTCCAATGAACAGAGCTTTGTTGCCATCCAAAAAATAACTGCAAATTATGATAAAGGAATAGAAATAAAAATTAAAGAAGAAATGTTAGGAACACCAATAACAGTCTAATGCTTTTTACTCTATCAGTAGAACTTCTTAAAAATTTACAAGGTCAAGACCTTGCGGCTATCCAACAAAATATAATACAAAAATTTCCTCAATATAAATCAGGGGAACATGGTATAGATCAATTGATTGATTCTGGAGCTATTACAGAAACAGATTATATAAAAACAATCGATCTGTTACCTCTATGGCTCCGAGATAGAAATGCAAATTCCTCTATTAATCCAAAATTAAATACTATTTTACAAAAATATTATGATTGGCTCTATTCAGAAAATGGAAGTCAATATATTTTAGATGATAGATTTGCTGATATAAAAGACATAGATGCTATTCCAGATGTATTGGTTCCTTACATAGTATCTACATATTCTCCTGCAATAGAGAGTATAGTAGACATACTTGATCCTGATAAAATCCGAAATTTTTTATCTAATATAAAAGAAAGAGTATATAATAAAAAAGGAACTGCGGAAGCAGCAGCTTATTTTTTCAAAACACTAATAGGTGCTGATTCTGTCCAATATGGATCAACAGGAACTGGGTACACGTTAACAGTATTTTTTCAACAAACCCTACCAGAAGAAAATTTCAACAAAATTGTTGATGTATTTCTTTCTACTCTTCATCCTGTTGGATTAAATTATAATATAACACAAGATACAACTACTGATAACTCATCAGTAGCTTTCCTTAGGGGTGGTGATTCTGGAGGATATGCAGGAGATATTCCACAATTTACTGTATGGGAAGAATTAACTTATGGTGATGGTGCCTATGATGGAACCGGAACCGGAGAAGAAATTTCAATTATTGGAAACTATTTTCCTTATACACTAGGAGATACCCTAGATATTGTGGCAACTGCTGGCTGCTCGGGTGCAACTGTTCATGGAGGAATCAGCGGAGGAGCAACAGGAAATAGGGCAAATATAGTAACATATTCCTTCCCAGACTGGTCAACCGCCGTTCCTATATCTGGTTCATCCTTCGGTTTGATAAATACATATGACTTTGCTTTTTTGAACGCAGCATCTGGAAACACATCGCCCAATGATGATAGAGAAGATAACCACACCTGTCCTATAGGAGGATTCACAAGTTAATGGCAACAGCAACAAGAAAAATTTTAAATACTGGATCAAATAAATATCAGAGTGCCGTTCGCCAAATGCAACGATCTATTTATACAGATAACATCTATGTTTCTCTACATGCAAATACCATCACAACAGATGTTAAAAATGATCTAGAAAACTTAAATGAAGCGTGGATGACATCTTGTTTCATGCAAAAAGTAATAAGAGATAATTATAGGCTATGTTTTCCTAGAACAAATTGGTCAAAATCAAGTGTATATGATAAGTATAATCCACAGAAAGACCCACAAACACAAAATTCCTTTATATTTGATTCCTCTATAGGAAACGGTGTTTTGTTTCTATGTGTGGGAAATAACAAATTTAATAGGAGCGATATAAGCACTGCATCGACTGTCAAACCTAGCGCAGGATATTCTTCTGTGGCTAATTTACCTACAGAAGTAATAGAACAGGATGATGGATATAGTTGGATTGCCCTTGGACAATCTGATTTAAGATTTACAGACAGTAATTGGATTACATTAGAAATTCGTGATGGATTAAGTTTTTTTGGTGGAGATCAGGGTTCCTTTGTAGATGATGGTGTTACTCTTGCAGATTTTAAAACAGCTATTTCCTCCCCATACAATCCCGGAGATACTGGGGCTGCTGGATTTTATCCGTTAAACAATACATACAATCAAACAAACGCATCTGAAATAGATTCTGGTGATGCTCTATATACTGTTGCTAATATGGAACGATTTGATGCCTTTACTTTTCAACAGGCACTAAAACTACAAGGATCTGACACCCAAATCCAATTTAGTACAACAGGAACGGCTGGTTCAACATTATCTTTACCCGCATCAATAATACCAACATCATTATATGAACAAATCAACAACTCTCCATTTACAACATCTTCTTCTGTCGGATGGTATAATGATAAAATAAATGGATGGGCTTCAAAAGAAGGCTCTGTTGAAATGATCACTCTAGATACCACAGGCATAACCTCTTCTGCCTTTGTTGTAACTGGTGTAGCTGCTCCCTCAATAGCAGTCAAGGGAAATGGAACCTCTCCTACAGCAGAATTTATTCTTTCGAGGATAAATGAAAATACATGGGATATTAGAGGAGTAAAGATATCTAAAGATATAGCAACCAATTCCAGACTAGTTGGCAAAAACAATACACATGTTGAATTTGTTGTATCAAATACAGCTCACAATGAAGAATTTGAGGATGGTCTACGAGCATTTATTACACCGTATGGAGGATTATTACTAGAAGAAAATCTATATGGACCCATAATTCCGGTTAATTCTTTTATGATGAATGTTACAATAAATGAATCAAATATAACAAACACACTAAAAGAAGCTACTGTTCCTAGTCCTACCACATTCGATTCATATTCTTTGTTTGTTAATCCTCTTGGATATACAAAAGGAAATGCAACATACAAAAGAGAATTGGGTCAAGATCTTCCTCCTAATAAAACCGAATATTTAGATAATCTGGTATCATCAACATTCGATCCGGTATCAGGAGGTCCAACCATTGTAGCTGGTAATAGAATATATAAGGCACTCCCAACAATTTCCGGATCTTCGGCAAGAGGAGAACTAATAGGTGTTGTTCAATCTGTGGAGGCTACTCAACTTACCGACGCAGATATTACATTTTCTACAACACAAACCGATTATTTTGGTATGGGTGTTGGAGTATTCATAGGAACTGGAGCCGGTGTAAAAGCATATACACAGACGGCTACATCAAAAATACAAGATACTGTACCATTATCTGGTACATTAACCCATATTGGCAATAGTTCTTTAGATATCAGTGGTGGGTCTGAAAAGAGAATAACAATCAAATACATAACAAGGGTATAAAATAAATGGGCGTAGAAGACAACCAATTTCAAATTTCTAATCTAAATGCAAATACATCATTTTTTGATTGGTATACCAAAACAAACGATGAAGTTATAGCTAAATTAAATAAACTAAAACTTTATGAACTAGACGTTGCCGGATCATTAACAAATGGAATCAGTGCTGAAGTAGGTACTTCTGGTGGTCACACATCAGGATACCTAAATCTTGGTGTTTCAGACACAATCCCACATAACCTCCTGATTCAAGGGAATGTATGTACAACAGGTAGTTTTTGTTATCATCATACGGCGACTGCTGCCACTGCTGGATTAACGGGTTATTTTGTTTGTGTAGATTCTTCAGGTGGAATTACTCTATCATCTGCTTCACAGAGTGGTATAACAACCTCACCTTTCCATAAAAATGAAACGATTGGGGTAGTAGAATCTATAACAGGGAATACAATGAAGATTGTAAATTCGGGTTTATTCTCAGGATTTACTGGCTTAACTGCTGGACAGGCTTATTATCTAGATCCAACTGTAATGGGTGGTATAACTCAGAATATTCCTAGTACAACAGGACAAACAAAGAAGAGACTTGTTGTATCTCTTAGCGCAACAGAAGGTATTGTCGAAATTGGAGATTCTGAAATAGTTTCCTAATGTATAATGCATGTAATAGTTGCCATAGAAAAATTAAATATAAAACTGATAGTGAATTATCAAAACCTCCCCTAGATCAGGAAATAATAGCTTTGTTGAATAATGGTTTTAGTATGATTAAATCGTTCGCCCTTTCTATGTCATCAAGGGGGTTAAATAACAAAAAAGTAGATATTCCTGTGAAACAACTAAGAGTTTTGAGTTGTTTTGGTGACAATATTGATATACCGAAATGTCCATATTTAAGAAATAGTTCTACCGAAGGTAAATTTTATTGCGGAAAATGTGGGTGTGGGGATAAAGAAAGAACATGGCTCCTGTCTGAAAATGAAGAATACTCCAAGCTAGACTACCCTTCCCTGTCTTGTCCTGAAAAAATGGTAGGTTTCTCTAATTATGTCCCATACGAAGATGGAGATAATATTAGAAAAAAACAAATAGAAAACTATAATATGAACAAATTAACCCAAATAACCGTATCATCTCCTGATAAAAAATAAAGGTTTGCCTTCACCAATTCCATAAATAAGATAAGAGGTATAACATGGCAAGTCCAAATTCAAGAGAAACACTAATAGATTATGCTTTTAGACGATTAGGTTCTCCTGTAATTGAAATTAATGTCGATTACAAACAAGCAGAAGAGCGTCTTGATGATGCCCTTGACTTATTTACGGAGAGACATTTTGATGGAGTTGAGAGATGTATTTTTTCCTATCAAGTAACTCAAGCTGATATCGACAACAAATATGTTGATACCAAAAATATTGGTCTTGCCATGGGATTTACTGGGTCTGTAAGCCCATCAGGATCTGACATACTCTCAGTAGTTCGTGTATATAAATTTGGCGCTCTTGCCAACCAAAACATGTTTGATATCAGGTATCAATTGGCTCTTACTGATTATTTTGGTCTCAATAGAGGATTAGGATATAATAGTTCTATGGGTCTTGCCTCATATTCCAGCACCATGAGATATGTTAATATGGTTGAGCAATTTTTCAACCCAGAACATATTATTCATTTTAGTAAAGTAACAGAACGATTAATAATGGATGCCAAATTATCGGATGAACTCACCGCAGGGCAATTTATTGTTATGGAAGCTTTTGCTACTCTACAACCATCGGATTTTCCTAAAATATTTAATGATCGCTATCTAAAAGAATATATTACAGC